GCAAATCAAGACCGTTAATGAAATCCGTGCTGAAGAATACGGACTCGAGCCATTAGATGGCGGCGATGAACTATCAAGCTCAGCAGCAGCAGGAACCCCACCAGAGCCGACCAAGACCGTGAAGTCAGTGGTAAAAGGTAAGGTGGTGGAAGTAATAAAAAAGATAGCCAATAAAGCCAAGCCAGCGATTAGTATTTATCACCGCACCTTAAACAGACGCAAAGGATTATCTGATAGCTTTATGGAAAAGTTTGAAAAGCAACTGGCCGAGAATGTCGAAAAAGTAAAAGCGATTAAAGAAGCTGGAATCAAAGAACTACCCAATGCCGACTGGGAGCCTGTATGGAAAGACTTTGCTGGCCGTGTCGGAAAGTTTGAAGAAAAAATGGGAGCCGCAATGCGCGACCTCCACGAGAAACAATGCGCGATTGTAATCAGCAATTTAGCTGAAGCAACTAAAGGACAAAAAGCAGTCAACAAAAAGAAATTGTTTGATAAGGCCACTGAAGTAAAGGCCACGATAGATTTAGTCGAGCCGATCATAACAGAAGTTTATAAGACCGAGGGCGCAAAGGCCGCCGAACTTTTAGGCTTCCCAGAGATGGATATCACAACCCAAGAAAATGTTAGTAAGGCAATATCGCACCGTATGGAGCTGATGGCTGATAGTTACACCCAAACAACGCTCGATACTCTGGCCACTAACCTAGAGCTTGAATTAGTAAAGGGTGCTTCACTATCCGAGATAACTGATTTAGTAGCCAACACATACGAAGAATGGAACGGCTGGCGCGCTGAAATGGTAGCGAGAACTGAAACTTTTGCGGCCGCTAATTCCGCCACCAAAGAAGCGTGGAAAGAAACCGGAGTCGTTAAAACAATATCGTGGTACACCTCTGGCGACGATAGGGTTTGCGATTGGTGCAGTCAAATGGATGGCAAAGAAATCGGTATCGATGACGAATTCTATAAGAAAGGCGACGAGATAACTGCAGGCGACCAGACGATGAGTTTAGAGTACGATAACATCGGAAACCCACCGCTCCACGTTAACTGTAATTGCTACATCAAGCCGACTGAAATCAGCATCGAAGATTAACGCGATTGTAGCCAAATAAAAAAGATGTTAAAATAAAAATAATTAAATATTTATCTTCGATAAAAAAATAATTTTCAAAAGTATGGATAATTTATTAAAACAATTCAACGAGGAAATGAAAGCCAAATTGTTAGAGAGCTTCAATTCCGAAGAATTTATCAGCGTTGTAAAAGCGGCGAAAGAATCCGACGCAGGAACTTTCAAAGTAATTATATCGACCGACAACCAAGACCGCCAAGGCGAGGTAGTAAAACAAGACGGCTGGGATATGTCGAACTACAACATGAATCCGGTGGTACTATGGGCGCACGATTATTCGAGCTTACCAATTGGTATGACTACCAGAATTTATACTGAGGGCGGTAAAACTTATGCCGAGGGAAAATTCGCACCGGCTGAAGCTAACCCATTCGCACAGCAAGTTAGAAAACTTTATGATGGCGGATTTGTTAACACCACTAGCGTCGGATTTATTCCAACCCAGATGGGCGAGAAAGGCGTAATCTTAAAAGCTGAATTATTAGAATATAGTTTCGTACCAGTACCGGCCAACCCTTATGCTTTAAGCGTTCGAATGGTCAAAGACTGGGCGCTAGACTTAAACGCTCTAGCGACTAAGGGTTTAACTTTTAATGTCAAAGCCGACGAAGAAAAAACACCGAAAGAGGGCGACGCTTGTAAATTAGAATCAGGCGAAGATGGCAAAATTATATTTGACGAAAGCGGCGAGCCACAATGCGTGGCCGTAGCTGAAGAAGATAAAGAAGAAAAAGAAGTGAAGATGGACGACGCCGAAGCTGACGGCACAGTAGCCCCAGCAGAGGGCAGTGAGGGCGTAGCCGACGAATTAGCCGAAGCTGAAGCCAGAGAAGCTAAGTGGGCCAGAATTTGGGAGTTCTACGAGTTAGTAGACGCCTTTGTGTCCGCATTCTTAGATGAGAGCAAAACAATGGCTGACTGGGATACCTTAATGGCGGAATTCTGTACCCTATGCCAAAACGTGCCAATGAACGAGGATGACGAAAACGAAGATGGATCAAGAAAATCTATTGTTAAAGCATTCGGGGAAATCCACGCCAAAGCCGGCAAGGAACTATCCGGAAGCAACGCTGAAATACTGAAAAAATGCGTTAAGGCGATGGGCGACGCGATGGCTAGCCACGACGATGCGCATAAAGAATCGATGAAAGGTTATAAACCAATTACAGACGCCTTGAACGGTATGCTTGAAAAAGCAGGAGTCGACCAAGACGCTGAAGATAACGCTGATGACGCTAAGAAGTCAGTAGTAAGCAACGGTTATCCCGCCGAAAAGACTGAGAAGAAAGAAGAAATCTTGTCAGTCAAGGATATCTTGAAAGAGGTAACTGGCGTGATGCAAAAAAGCCTTGAGCAATTAAATGCCAAGACAAAAGAACATGCAAAAAAAATCTAATAATTAACAAACACGTCTATGACTAAAGAAGAAATGGCTTTGGTAAAAGAAGCCGTCAGCAATAGTTTCGATGAAACTATGACTGAAAAATTAAAAGGCATTGTCGGTGAAATGACAGCGCTTCAGGTAAAAGATATCGTTTCAAAAATGAGAATGGAAAAAAATATCTTCGGTCAAGACCGCACTGGTCTAAACGATAAGCAAAAGACTGACTTTGCTGAAGTGGTAAAAGCTGCAGCATTCGGTAACTTTGCTAACATCGATACAAAAGCAAACGAAGCTTTAATCGAGGAATCAGATAGCCGTGGTGGTTATTTGGTAAGCCGTGAAGTTGCTTCCGCAATTTTACGTATCGCCGCTTCCGTAGGTATCGCATTAAGCCAATGCACAAAGTGGGATTTGAAAACTGACGAACTAGGTATCCCAAACTATACCGGTTCATTTTTAGAGGGCGCATACTTAGGCGTTGACGTTGCTGGTCCAGTAACTGCAATGGCTTTCGGCCAAGCATTACTTATCGCCAAGAAATGGCAAGTTGCCTTTGTTGTCGGTAACGATTTATTAGCAGACGCATCCGCAAACTTAGCTGACTGGTTGTTAGCATTAGGTGGCGAAGCGCTAGCTAACATGATCGATAAACAGACATTCATCGGCGCTGGCCCATTTGTCGGTTTATTAGTTAATGCAGACGTTCCAACTTACACATTGCCATCCGGCGAAACTGGATTCACAAGCTTTGATGTATTAGTTGACTCCTCTGATGTTATCGGTCAAATAGAAGAAAGCGTACTCGACGGCGCAGCATTTTATATGCACCGCACCGTGTGGGCAAAATTACGCTCCCAGACTAAAGGCAACATCCCACAATTGCCATTCGGTGGTTTAGCTTCCCCAGCAACATTGACTAACAATGTAGCAGCCGGCGGACCAAAGGTAGCTGGTGAAATCTTAGGATACCCAGTTTATACTTGCCGTCACTTACCAGCAATTACTGCAACCGCAGTAAGCACACCATTTATTATCTTTGGTAATATGAAAGCCGTTGCTTTCGGCGATAAGGGCGAATTAAGAGTATCTCAATTCGAATCCGGCGCATTTGGTGGAAAGGAAATTGCTCTAGCCGATCAAAGAGCATTAGTTTACAAGCACCGCCACGCTTTAGTAACTGCTCTTCCAAAAGCATTTATTAAGGTCGCAACTTCCGCATCTTAATCGACAATACTTTAATGCCCCAGTTTAACCGCTGGGGCTTAAAGGCCTAATAAAAAATAAACTTTAATATTATGGAAGAAGTAATCAAAAAGCCATATAAAGCGTTAAAGGCAATTGCTTTCGCAAGAACTTATGACGTAGGCGAAACAATTTTATTGACTGACGTGGAAGCCGCAAGTTTTGGCCCAACCTTGGTGGAAGAAATAACTGAAGAAGTTAAGGAAGCCATCGAAGAAGCTGAAGCCCAAATTAAAACACCAGTCGTTGAGGAAGAAGTAACTGCCCCCGTGGTAGAAACTGAAACCCCTGTCGTTCCTGAAGTGCCAGTAACTGAAACCGCACCAGCGGAAGAAGTAGTCGCTACTGAAGAAGTAGAAACACCGGTAACTGAAGATGCACCAGTGACCGCTGAAGCTGAAGTTGTAGCCCCAGAGGTAGCAACCGAGGAAGAAGCACCAATCGTTCCTGAAACAACTGAAGCTCCTGCTGAAGTCGTTGAGGAAGAAGTAGTAGAATAATTTATTTATTAATTTAATAATTAAAAACGAAAGTTTGACTACGCAAGAAGCCGTGACAACGGCGGGAAACTATTGCGAGCCGGTCGTCCGCCCTTAATTATAACCACGTTTATGCGTACAGTAATCGACAACGTCAAAAGCGTTCTAGTTTTACCAAGCAAGGCTTTATCAGCCACCACTACTAGCGCCGCAGTTGATACCCTAGGGTACAATACCGCTAAGTTAGTAATCAATGTCGGCGTTTGTGATTTTACAACTGGCGACGAAACCCAAGTCTTAACATTAACCGAATGCGACACCGTAGGCGGCACTTATGTTGATACCGGCTTAGTTTTACCAACAGTTGTCGGAGTAACAAACAACAACTCGGTATTAGTGCAAGCTGTCGAGGGCTTAGGAACAAATCGAAAACGATTCTTAAAATTAGTTGCTACTCTAGCTGGAACTTCCCCAAGTTTCCAAGCTTCCGCAACTATGGAATTCGGCCGCGCTTTTAGAAACGCTGTTTAATTTTATACTCAGTACCT